CGCGGGACCGGTGGTGGGCTGGTGGCGCAGTACGAGCGCGAGCAACAACCCGAGGATGTCGAGCTTAACGAAAAGGGCCAGATGCAGCGCGCTAACGGTAACGTGCTGTTACCTACCGCCTACCACTACGTGATCATCGTAGATCCGGAGTCCGAAGACGTCGAGCGCGCGGTGTTGCCGATGTCGTCCACGCAGCTCAAGAAGTCTAAGAAGTGGAACTCCGTAATGGGCGCCATTAAGCTCCGCGACGACGAGGGCGAGCTGTTCACGCCGCCCAGCTACTCGCATAGTTACGAGCTGAGTACCGCGGGCGAGAGTAACGAAAAGGGCAAGTGGTTCGGGTGGGTCATAGGCGGGGTCGAGCTGGTGAACGACCCTAAGCTGGTCCGCCTAGCCCATGAATTTAGTAAATCCGCACGCAGCATCTCGTTGAAGCCGTCTGAAGATGAAAACTTAATGTAACCAGTTGGGGGTAGGGGATGAAAGAGCTGGATGGGCTACGCGCCCTGTTCAGTGGGGCCGAGCACGCCTACGGAGTTTTTGTACCAAACTCTAAGGTGAACGGCCAGGGTAAAGTAGAAGGCGAGTGCCGCACAGAAAAGAAGGAGGTCACCAAAGAACTTTGGGAGGAGCACATCAAAGGTACAGTCGGATTGGGTATCATCCCCATCCTCGATGAGAATAAGTGTAAGTGGGGCTGTATAGACATCGACGTCTATAAGCCGCCCACCGCAGCTGTTCTCAAGACCATTGCGGATTACGGCCTGCCGTTGAGCGTATGTCACAGTAAATCGGGCGGATTACACATATTCCTGTTCATGAAGAGCCCGATCCTAGCGTCGACGATGCAGACCTTGATCGGGTCATTAGCGATTAAGCTCAAAGTCGGTAATCTTAAGAAAGATCTATATCCCCGCCAGTCTAAAGTACCACCTAACGGTACGGGCAACTGGTTGAACATGCCGTATTTCGGTAGTACGCGGCGCGGGTTGGACCGTAACGGCAACGAGCTGACGCTGGAGCAATTTCTAAAGTCCGTAGTGCTAGCCGACGAAGGAGGCTTACTCAAAGCCTTGGCGATCAAGAGCACCTATCCCGATCCCGAAGCGCCACCTTGTGTGCAACGCATTCTGGAGGAGCCAGTGTTGGAGGGTGATCGGAACACACTATTATTTAATTATGCAATTCTTCTTAAGAAGAAGTCTTCGGATGACATCCCTGCCGAACTGCACATCATGAACGCTAAGTGTTGCAAACCACCGCTGCCCCATGCCACTGTACAAGACTTGGGTGAGCGGGTGGCTAAATCGACGTACACTTATCAGTGTAACGCCTCGCCGCTCAAGGACTGCTGTGATCGGGCGCTGTGCCTGACTCGCAGGTTTGGGATCGGACGGGGTGGCGGCATTCCGGTAGTGGAGAGTGTTACCCAATACGAAGAAGATGACGGAGTGGTGAGATACGTGCTGGGATTTAAAGGCGAAGAGGAGGCGCTGGCCGTAGACTCGGAGGAACTATACTCACAGCCTAAGTTCCGGAGAAAATTTTACGATGCGTATGGTCGCAATATGCCGAAACAGAAAAATCCGGATTGGGAAGACCTTTTGGGCAAAATTGGAGAGCTTAGGATCAAGGTGCCCATATTGGAGGGTCTAGAAACCAATGAGATGCTTAAAACTAATCTTGAAGAATTCGTGTCTGCGAATTTGGTCGAAAACAAAGCCGAGGTCAAGGAAGGAGGAGTCTGGATAGATAAAAATAATCGGGCAAATTTTCGCATCGAGAAGTTTTTTAATTGGTTGAAGGATAAAAACTTTCCGATAAAGAGAGGTGCGTTAACTCGCTATTTCCGAGGACTGCCCGGCAATGAGACAAATTTTCCTTTAAGTATACCTAAAGGGAACGGGCAAACGACCACGACGAGAGTTGTTAGAATTCCTATGACTTTGTTAGACGAGCCCACGCGCAAACTACCGGAAGATGAGGGGGATGCTGTATGAAGCAAGATCCGAATCGGGAAATTTTAATCGGTCCTCCGGGCACCGGTAAGACCACCCAGGCTACGCGGGTGGCCTACGACCGACACAAGGAATGGGGTAACGGAATCGGTTACTTTACGTTTACGCGCCGCGCCGCGTTTGAGGCCCAGAACAGCATGCGGGGCTGGCTGAAAAATCCCAAAGCACCATTACCGCACTTCCAGACCATTCACAGTTTATGCTTTAATCAGCTCGGTATCGACAGAGGGCGGGTGTTTGACCTCGAGTCGTTTGCCGCGTTTGCTAAGCTAGACTGTTCTAAACGCATGTTCGCTAATTTTAAGGACAATCAGCCGTATAAAGGCACAACCGACGATGATCGGATCATATTTCTAATCGGATGGGCTAAGGCTCGAGGGATGGCTAAAGTGCAGGCCATCGAGGAGATAAAATGGCGGTATAATAGGAATACGGTCAAAGCTATTTGGGATTGCATGGATACCTATAAGCGCAACCGCAGCCTGCTAGACTTCGACGATATGCTGGCGCGGTTTGTAGAAGACGACGTTAGCGTCCCCGAGTTACACACCATCGTGGTCGACGAGGGCCAAGACACCTCGATCAAGCAGAGAGCGGTTATCGATAAGCTGCGCGCACGTAACCCGCAGGCTAAGCTGCTCTGGGCCATGGACGGGGATCAAGCCATCTTCGACTGGACCGGAAGCGGGCTAGACGTAAAGGATGTGGTGCGTAAGTCCGGTCACGTAGAGTTTCTACAACAGTCTTATCGGGTGCCGGGTCCGGTGCACGATTTAGCGATGCGGGTAATCCGACGGTGCAAGGACCGCTATCCGGTAGAGTGGCAGCCCGCTAAACACGAAGGCATGGTCAAGCACATCCGGCGCATCGACAACTTACCGCCTGAATGTAGAGAAGACCTAATTATCCTAGCCAGGAACTATTGTTATCTAATCCCATATATGCGCTGGCTTAAATCTAAGGACCTTGAATTCAGCTCACTCAAAGGTAATAAGAAATGCGCCATCCGCGTCGGGACCATCCACGAGTCCAAGGGTCTAGAGGCGGATAATGTACTGTTAGACCCCAACATGACCATGAAATCGTGGGAAGTGTTGCATACCGACGAGGAAAAGCGCGTGTGGTACACCGCCATCACACGTGCGCGCCATAATCTATTTATCGCTTGGGCCACCGCCCGTCGCAACGCAACTAACTTGGTGTATTAAAATAGTTTGACTTGTAGGGTTTACTTCATCGGTCCGAATAGGTTATAATCTTAGTAGATTAAATGTCTCAAAGGAGAGTCAGATGCCAAAGGGAGTCAAGGTCGTAATCAGAAAACCCATGGAGGAAGAGCCCGAGGAAGAGGACGTGCGCCCATCTCGGATCGAGCGTCCTAGCTTCACGGATATTAAACAGCCCCGCTTGAAGAAATTCAAGGCCAACGCGGTGATTCATCTTCTGGTGAAGGAAAATCCTAAGCGCGCGGGCAGCGGCTCGCACCGGCGCTATGGCCTCTACACTAACGGCATGACCGTTGAAGAGGCACTAGAGGAGGGCATCACCGCCGCCGATCTGGACTACGATAACAAGAAGGAGTTTATCCGTATTGTAGCATAAGTTTCACCCCACCCCCACCGGAAAGCCGCGGCACTAGGCTTGACACTCTGGAGAGACAGAGAAGAGGTATCGCGGAAGATGCTGAAACGTATTTACATCACCACCTATAAGCGCGCCACCGACCAACGCACCTGGCACCGGCTAAGTCCTAAACTTCAGAAAGAAACCGTGCTCTCCGTGGACTGGGAGGAGCGCGATCTTTACCCAGGCTACCCCATCGAGGTGCTACCGGAGGGCCTTCATCGGCTTAACGCTAAGCGCCAGTACATTCTACAAACCGCGCCCGCTACCGAGATCGTGCTACTCGACGACGATCTGCAGTTTTACACCCGCAAGCAGCCCGGAGACTGGCACCTTAGAGACTCGACTCTAGAAGACACCGACCAGATGTTCGCCACGGTGTTCAAGGAGCTGGCCGGAGACTTTGCCCATGTAGGGATTAGCGCGCGCGAAGGAAACAATACCGTAGAGACGGACGAGGCCTATAATGGGCGCATGATGCGACTATTGGGTTATCATCTGCCCACGCTGCGCGCGGTATGCACTTTCCCGCTGGTAGACTGCATGGAGGACTTCCACCTGACGCTACAGCTGCTGACCCACGGTATATCTAACTGTGTCCATTACGGCTGGGCCCAAGGTCAGAAGAACTCTAACGCCCCGGGAGGCTGTTCGACCTACCGCACCTTAGAGTACCAGGAGGAGCGCGCTAAAGAGCTAGCCACGCTGTTCCCCGACTACGTCAAGCTGGTCCGTAAGACCACCAAGACCGCCTGGGGTGGTGGCGAGCGTACCGACGTGCGGGTTTCCTGGAAAAAAGCCTACGAAGCCGGCAAGCGGGAGCGGGACAAATGCTAGACTTCTGGTCCTTTGTAAACGAGCGCCACGCGATTTATCTTAAGCGCCAGGCCGGAGCGCAGCCGCCCTGGACCGAGCACCGCGCTTTACAGGAGAACTACTTTTGCAACGTATTCCGCGAGCTGGACACCACCACTATATGGTACGCCGGTAATATAAGAAAACCCCTGGAAAATCGGCAAGAAATTTTTATGGCCACCGTGATTTTCCGTTGGTTTAATTTTATCGAAACTGGCCGGACTTTGCTAGAGCACGGGCTGCTGACCGACTGGTCGTCCAAGCGTGCCCAGGACGCGCTGCGGGGCAGAATTAAATACGTCACCGGCGCATACATGATTAAGACCCCCACCGGAATGGATAAACTCCACGGCGTGTGTTGGGCGATCGACCAGATGTGGCCCCAGCGTAAGGCGCTATTTGCGCAGATGAACGGTCAAAGTCTAGAGGCAGCGTGGCGGGTGCTACTGCCCTTTCCGTTCATGGGGCCGTTCATGGCGTACGAAGTCATCACCGACTTGCGCCATACCTATATGTTGCGCGAGGCACCGGATATTATGAGCTGGGCCAATATCGGGCCGGGAGCTCGGCGTGGGTTAGACGCAATAGCCGCCGAGGGCTGCAGCCCGGATAAGTTAGGACTAGACTACATGAAATTTTTGCTGAGCCAGTCTACCGATAAGCGGGTATGGCACTACGCTAAAGACTGGCCGATGGAAATGAGGGACATTGAGCACGCTGAATGCGAATACAGCAAGTACCGGCGAGCTTGCAACGGTGAGCGTTTAAAAAGGAAATATCATGGAACTGCTCGTGAGAAACGTTAACGAAGCCTACGTCCACGGCATGACGCTACTCCACAACAGCGGGGTGCGCGAGCCGAGCCGCAACGGCGACGTGCTAGTATGTCCGTTTCCGGTGATGACGGTCTATCTACAACCCACCGAGCGGATCCTCTTTCATACTGGGCGGGACGCTAATCCGTGGTTCCACCTAATGGAAGCCATGTGGATGTTGCTAGGTCGGGACGACGTGAAATTCGTAAGCTATTACAATAAACGCATGCTCGAATATAGCGATGACGGCGTACATCTGAACGGAGCTTACGGCCACCGTTGGCGTCACATGCTCGGCATCGATCAACTAGAAACGGCGGTTCAGCTTTTACGCGCCGAGCCCACTACGCGGCGCGCGGTCATTGAGATGTGGGGGGTGTATGATCTATGGTCCAAAGATGTTCCGTGCAACACGCACATCTATTTACGGATCTTCAACGGGCGGTTAGACCTGACCGTGCTGTGCCGTTCTAACGATATAATCTGGGGCGCTTATGGCGCCAACGCGGTACACTTCTCGGTGCTGCAGGAATACTTGGCGGCGCAGTTGGGGGTGCCGGTAGGGCGGATGTATCAGTTCAGTAATAACTACCATGCCTATGTAGATCTGTTCAATAAGAAGTGGGATAGTCTGAGTCTCATTGGTATGACTTATTCAGACCTGCACGCTACTCCAATAGTGACGGACGCACCTACATTCTTGGACGAACTGGAGGAAACTATAGCAGTCATAGAAGATCTAGATTACGGGAAGATTCAGATATCTAATGCAAAGAACCCATTTATGTACACGCTACTGGCAATGGGAGAATCTTGGTGGGACTATAAACGCGGCGATCTCAAGTCGGCTATCGTGAGAGCTAACCAGATACCCGCACCAGAGTGGCGCATAGCTTGTTTACAGTGGTTATATAGGAGGAACTAATGTCAAGAGAATCGATTTTTCAACCCGATGGTCGTCCAAGACCAGGTACCGAGGACGAGATATTCGAGGAAGAGATCACGCAGTGTGCCCTCGAGGGCATAGGGATGCTCATCGATAAGCGTGAACAGTACGGCGAGAGCTGGAAGCGGCGCGGTGGAGTCGGCGCGTTCATGATGCTAGTCCGGAAGGCTGACCGCATCGAGCATGCTGCCCGTCAAAACGGCTGGGACGTGTTCGCGGCGTGCGAGCGCGACCGCGATTTAATCGACGACATCCGCGACCTGCGAAACTACCTTACTCTAGTCGAGCACGAAATAGGTAAGCGTCATGCTAAGTAGAGAGGAACAGATAATGCTAGATAGCGCGGTGGTGGTCATCACTCGCAACATCGAGGCGGTGTTGCCCTCCACCATGAACTATGCGCTGGTGATTATTTTCGCCGATGACGATCCCATGTTGGTACATAGCGGGAATATAAACACCGCGATGGTGGTCAATGAGCTGCGCGCCGCCGCCGATATAGCACGTCCGCCAGCAGCCAGTTTTGGTCCTCCAACGACTTACGGGGTGAGAAGAGAGGTCTTTGAGAAACCCGCACTTAAGAAGGACAAGAAGTAAATGGAGCTGCCCTATTACCAAGCGGCTAAGCAGCTGACCGTAGACCTCGAGACCTACGACCCTAACATCGAGAAGCTGGGTCCGGGGTGGGCCACCGGCGACGGTCATATCATTGGGTACGGAATCGGCGTAGTCGGTGCGCCCAAATATACCCGTTACATCTCGGTACGCCACGAGGGCTACGCTAACTCCATGGAGCCCGAGTCCGCCAAAGCGTATATGAAAGAATTGCTTAGGTTGCCCATTCCTAAGATATTCTTCAATGCGCCCTACGACCTGGGCTGGCTTAAGCGCGAGGGTATCCGGGTAGCGGGGCCGTGTCATTGCGCTATGGGAGCTGCCGCCTTGATCGACGAGCGGCGCAACTCCTATAGCCTGAACAACGTGGGCGAATGGCTAGTCGGGCAGCGCAAGATGGACCTAGGCATCGACGGCTCCGAGCTGTACCGTAGCGACCCTAAAGCAGTGGGCGAGTATTGTTGCGGCGACGTTAACCTTACCAGCGAAGTCTGGATGAAGGAAGAGCCGATTATAAAAAAGGATGAGCTGAGCGAGGTGCTTAAGCTGGAGTCCGATCTACTACCGCTCTGGGTACAAATGCGTTGGAACGGTATATCCATCGACGAGGAGCGCCTTAGCCAATTAAAGCAGGAGATGCTAGCTAAGTCTAAAGAGCTGGTAGATAAGGTACTGCGCGAGTACCGCTGCGCGGTGGATTTATGGGCCGCCGCCAGCATCGCTAAGCTCTGTGCCCAGGAAGGCGTCCCGTTTGCCCTGACCCCCACCGGACGCCCCAGCTTTACCCGCAGCTCGTTAGAGCTGAGCCCGCACCCGGCGCTGCGGGACATCGCCGCCGCTAGGCGGTTAGATAAAATCGCCAACACGTTTCTGGTGGGGCTCCAGCGCTATTTGGTCAAGGGTAAGGTCCATGCCGAGATTCACCCCATGAAGTCCGACGATGGCGGCACCGTGACCGGGCGGCTGTCTATTTCTAATCCTGGTTTACACCAGATGCCAGGTAAGAAGTCCGGTAAGGAACTAGCCCGCATGGTGCGCGGGTTGTTTATCCCTTCTAAAGGCGTGCGCTGCCTAGCCTCGCTAGACTATAGCCAGCAGGAGCCCCGCCTCCAGATCCACTATGCCTCGGTCCTAGGACTGCAGGGTGCGGCGCAGGCCGTGAAGCAATTTACCGATAATCCCCGCACCGACTATCACCAGTTTACCGCCGACTTGATCGACTTCCCGCGCGAGCAAGCTAAGATCATTAACCTAGGCTTAGCCTATGGCATGGGCGTGACCAAGCTGGCGGCTTCCCTGCGTTGCACCTTCGAGGAGGCCAAGCTCAAGTTGGATAAGTATTACGCCGGGATGCCCTGGATGAGAGAGCTCCAGCGGGTGTGCGCCAACAAGGCCGCCGAGCGCGGCTTTATCCGTACGATCCTAGGACGGCGGTGCCGTTACACCTACTGGGAGCCCGCCGCCAGGGTTAAGGGCGACCCGTCCCCGATGCTGCGCGCCCAGGCCGTAGAGTACTGGCCGGATCAGCCGTTGCGTCGAGCGTTTACGTTTAGGGGCATGAACGGGCTGATTCAGGGCGGGGCGGCAGACCAAATCAAGAAGGCTATGCATCACTTGTATTACGACCATAAAGTGGTGCCGCTGCTTTCTCTCCACGACGAGATACTCGTAGAAGTGTCTGACGAAAAGGAAGCTGAGATATATAGGTCTGCAATGGAGAACGCTATCCCATTAAAAATTCCCGTAGTGGTAGATCTGAAAATAGGGACAACATGGGGGGATTGCATATGAAAAGGAGAGATGGTATACTTGATGAAGCACTTTTGCCATGGATTATAGCTCAGACCAAACCCGAAGGTGGCTGTTTCATTTGGAATGGAGATATATCCAACGGATATGGTCGCACCACATTTAGAGGAGAACAACAAAGAGTTCACAGAGTAGTTTGGATTCTTAGCTCTGGTGAAGAAATACCCAAAGGTATGTGGGTACTCCATCGCTGCGATAATTCTTTCTGCGTTAGATACGAACATCTATACATTGGTAACCATAAAGATAACATGAGAGACATGGCTGTTAGGGATCGAGCAGCTCGCGCCGGAGTTTCTAATGAAATAGTTATAGCCATGAGAAAAGAATATACTGGCAAATGGGGGGATCAAAAAAGATTACAAGAAAAATATGGCCTTATTCAACCTACCGTCAGTAAAATACTTCTAAGGAGAAGCCGGAGGCATGTATGACCGAAGAACAATTCGAGGATCTTACGGATACGCTGACGATGGCCTTAGACGAGCCGTCCCTGACGGCCTGGGAGAAAAACTTCATATCGGACATGCAGAGCAACGTGGATAAGTGGGGTACGGACGTTCGGGTCAGCCCTAAACAACAAGCTATCCTAGATAAGATCAAAGAAAAATGCAACTAACTAAACTCGAGATGATGCCGCATCAAAGGGCCACGCTCGACCGCACTTGGCGCCTACGCGCCCACGCGCTCTTCTTAGAGATGGGCTTAGGTAAGACCAAGATCGCACTCGACACCGCGCTGATGCTCTGGCAGCAGCACCTGATCAGCGGGATGCTCGTGACCGCGCCTAAAGGCGCGTACCTGACCTGGGAGCAGATCGAGATCCCTAAGCTGATGCCGGACGTGCCATATCACGTAGCTACGTGGTCGGCGGGCATGGGCGCCAAGAAGTCCGAGGCGGTGCGCCGAGCCTGCAAAAGCGATAGCGTGTTCAAGATCCTCATCGTCAACATCGAGGGCTTTACCACCCGTCAGGCCTCGCTGGCGGTGCGGGCTTTTCTAGCCGCCCACCGCGTGCTCTGGGTGCTAGACGAATCGACCTCGATCAAGAACCCTGCGGCTAAGCGCTCTCAGGCGGTGCTCGATTTATCTCGCCTAGCGCCCTACCGCCGGATCATGTCCGGAGCGCCCATCAATAAGGAGCCGGTAGATATCTATAATCAGTTAATGTTCTTAGAGGACGCGCCGCTGGGCTTTAAATCGTGGTACGCCTTCCGCAACTGCTTCCAGGTAATGAAGCCTATCTCGATCGGCAGTCGGATCATCCAAACCACCATCGGCACTCAGAACGAAGACGTACTCAACCATCGCCTTAAGGAAATCAGCACCCGCTACTGTAAGCAAGACTGTCTCAAGGAGTTGCCGCCTAAGACCTATGTGCAGCGGGTGGTCGAGCTGACGCCGGAGCAGCGGCGGGTCTATACCGAGCTCAAGCGTCAGGCGTTTTCTCTCCTAACTAAGGAAGAAATGGTGACCTATACGCTGGCGGTGGTAGAAATAGTCAAGCTCCAGCAGGTAGTATGCGGCTTCGTCTATCTGGATAACAGCCGCGTCCCGATCGATATAGCCAATAACCGCATCGACGCGCTCTTAGAGATCCTGCAGGACCACGACGGCAAGGCAGTGATCTGGGCGCGTCACCAGCATAGCGTAGAGCAAATCACCCTAGCGCTCGCGGCGGTCTACGGTAAGGATGCGGTGGCCAGTTACTACGGAGAAACTGGCGATAAAGAACGTACGCGTATATTGCAAGAGTTCCAGGACCCGCAGGCTCCGCTGCGCTACTTCGTAGGCAACCCCGCCACCGGTAAATTCTCCTTGACCCTGACCGCGGCGCGGCTCTGCGTCTACTACAGCAACAGCTTTGACCTCGAGGAGCGCCGGCAATCCGAGGACCGCTTACACCGCACCGGCCAGCGCGCAGCGGTCACGTATATCGACCTGATCACACCGCACACCGTAGACGAGAAGATCCTAAAGAACCTGATGAGCAAGACCCAGATGTCGTCCACGATTATGGGCGACAGCTGGACCGAGTGGTTTAAATAATGGGAGAGTTAATGCTTTACGGCACTGCGCAGCTAGATCAAACGGTCTATCATTGCGCGGTCAGCTCCTTTAAAGACCTGCTGTTTGCCTTTGCTAACACGGCGCGGCAGCTCGGAATAAAAGAAATAGAAGTAACCTACGTCTACTACGAGCTAATAGCTCAGGCCGAACCTAAGCCCCGATAAAATTGGCGGGTATACGGCCCGAGCCCGACCCGTAAAAACTCGCCCTGGACGATGCCAGTCGTCTCAAACGCTCGTCAAACTCAGCATCGCGACGATATAGCGGCGGTATTCGTCAAACTGAGCCTCCGTAAAGTCTTGGTGGGCCACGCCGTGGGCGTCCTCGAGCACCGCCACCGGGTTCTCCGGGTCGGACATATCCACCGAGGCTCCGGTCACGATCGATACCGGTCCCCTGAACACTTCTACGTGATACGACTGATTACCCGCGTCGTCTTTAGAATCATCGATCACCACCACCTGCCCGTTAAACGGCTTAGAGATGGTCCGAGGCTGCACCTGCGGTTGTTGCTCTTCCGGTTCCATTGGTCGCTCCTTATTGACTTTTGTTAGGGTCTTTGAGGGCTTTGAAAAAATGATTAGCGAGTGCGCCCAGCACTACTAGATAGCCGCCGACGATACCGCCTACTACATCGCCGGGCAGCGCGGGCGAGTGCCCGGTCCAGTACGCCACTATCGCAAAGAAGCCTGCGATAAACACTAGCGCTAGGAGGAATTTCCGAATCTCCGGATCGTTGAGAAAGCCTTTCGGTTCCATGCTATTTCTTCTCCATTGGCTTAACTACTTTGGCGTCATCAGTTTTGCGTACCGGCAGCGCGCGTCCGGCGATATAGCCGATCCCGATCCCGAACAGGACATTGCCGGCGACGTCGAGGTCGGGGATTTTAGTAAACAACGTGCCGCTACCGGCGATCTCACACATGATCGACAGCAAAATTAAAATCACGCCCTCGAGGAACGGATTAGTAAACATCACAGCCACCTCAGATCGTGCGGATAGACCTCGACGAATTGCGCACCCACCGCTTCGGCGTCCTCTAACGCGCGCACGATACTCGGTCCTGCGCCTCCCAGCATTTGAAACGCGATGTCACATTGATCCGCTAGCGGCGGTATGGCCTCCCACATCCACGCCGCCGAGAGCCCGTTGTTCATCGAGATCACACGGCGCGGTGCGAACTCGACCACCATATTCATCAGGGCGTAGCCGAGGTCGGGCGGGTTGAACGGAAAGAAGCCCGGTCCGTACATCCCCGCGATCTTGAGCTGCGAGTTATTCGTCCAGAACTCGACTAGCTGCCGCCACGCAAACTTGATCTTATCCGGAGTATAGCCGATATTCGTCCAGTTCCGCTCATCGTCGATCGTATGCGGTAGTAGCGTCTCCTGCGTGATCGAGTTCATACCGCAAAGCGCGTAGTGGTCAACGGTGGGCTCGCTACCGTAGCGCTGGCCTAGGGCTGCGATCAGTTGCCGGTAGCGCTCGAGATACTTCACGTCCCACGGCACCGGCATGTACTGACGGCCCGGCGCATAGCTCGCTCCCGAGACAAAGCTGAACTTCTCCGCACCAGCCACGTCGTACACCCAGTCCGGCGTACCAATGCCAGACTTGACCGAGATCGAGAGCTTGGTACTCACCGCCTGCGCCGCCGCCAACGCCGAGTCGATTAGCGTCCAATCCTCTACGCCCTCTTGGGGTTGACACTGTTTCCAATCTACTCGATACGCTAGATTAGTCGCCGCACCGGAACCGGTCTGCAGCATGAACGGCGGCAACTGATTCAAATCGCTCAGTGAATAAATTTCCATTGCTATCTCACCAACGACGCCCGGAAGTTAATTTGCACGACGACGATCGGTTGCGCCGTATTGTTCGTGATCGACCCACTCAGACTCGGCCAGTTGGCGCGTCCGTCCGCGCGCGAGTTGCCCGGATTCAGCGTGTAGCTACGCGGGTTGGGTGGCGCCACCGGGCTGTGCTCGATCATATCCAGCCGGTCAAAGTGAAAACCACCCGCGTGATAAATCGCGCAGAAGTTAGGATACATCACGCCGGTGTAAGGGTTCATCGGGTAGTTGTTCTCAGAGGGATTGCTCACGCCGATGCCCGCGTAGACCGGCGGATACGCCGGATCGACCGCCGCGCCTGGCTCCTCTAGCAGGGAGCCTTGCAGGAGGCTCGCGACGCGCCCATGACCGGGACCGTAGACCGGTGGCATGGCACAATTATGCGGACAACCGAACGCCTCTCCGGGCGGGATAATCACCCGGTCGTAGTTATACCAGTCCTCTTCGATGCAGAGCCAATCTGACGGCGCGGGTGGTTGGGTTTCGATCAAAGCCATTTTATCTCCTTAGAATCCAATACAGCTATAAGCCAATGTGCGTGTCATCGTGACCACACCACTAAAGTTATAGATTATAAAACTTACTGTCGTTGCACTCTTGGCGTAAATATCGACAACAAAGGGCGCTCCAGGACCGCCCCCTGTTGGAAAATCATCATTGAAATAGCAGACACTATTATTCGGACCCAACGCACTACCAAACGTCAACGTACACGAAGTTGCTCCCGCTCCTGGGGTAACCAGTCCGGCAACTGAAGTAGATCCCGCCGCCAGCGTTGGACTAGTGCCACACGCCGACAATGTAACTGTCGCACCTGGCGTCACCGACCCCGCTGGTTGAATCGTACAATGTCCAACGTTATCGCACGGTGCAGCAGCACAGATACCTGTCAACATGAACAGCAACCCAATACTAAATAATAGTTTTTTCATATTTAGCTCAAGAATGGACTGCAAGTTAATAGAAACGCCGTACCGTTAGGAATGCTATTCGCATCGTTTATAGCCGGATTGACCTGAACCCCTGAATTAGTTGGCCCGTCAGTCTGCGCATCAACTTCAAGATTTAATGCCGATGGATACATAATATCGGACGCTCCGAAATTTAGCAGCCCGACGGAGCCTTGGCTGCTGTAGCGTTGCTGCGTGGTGTTGTACGTCGTTCCGGCCCCAATCGGAAACCCATGATTATCGGCAACGCCGGTCGAGGTCGCCAAGCGATAATTAAGATTGGTAGCACTGGCGAGACTTCCTACACCACCACTACCTGCGTTAGGGGCAAATGTGAAATCAAGAATACTTGCGCTAATGTAGCAGGTGGTGTTGCTAACACCAGGATCGAACGGCCACGGCCCCATCGCCGTGCTGCATAAGTTCGTCCAGCCATTCGTGCCGTTCAAGCCACCACTACAGGATACACCGACGCACGTTCCTACCTGCTTGGCCGCAAGTACCACACACTTACCCGACGTATATAGAGGTATTTGGTGATTAGAAATACCCAAACTAACGCTGGCTGTAGTACCAGCACCAGTATTTAGGGTCGAGACAGTTCCGACTAGGCCGGTCGTTGGTGTGGATAAATTGGCATGGGTACAAGCAAGGCCAGTGTCGTGTGCGTCACCTGCAACCGTAGAACTGATTATCGCACAATCTCCGACGACTGTTTGATTGTCGAAAACCACAGCATGTGCTCCCTGCGTCGCAATAATCGGTGAATCGGTGGTGACGGCATCGCACGTGCTATCACACACGCCGGTCGTGATTTTATCTGTAGTCGTAGTGGTTTGCACTGCACAATTGTGAATGTCCTGTGCAGAGCAGACCCAACGCACGAGCTTATTCGCCGTCGTACCAGTCGAGGCGTTCTTAAGGTTAGGCGTCAGGTTGCCCATCGTTGAACTAGAACCAGAACCAGCAGGTCCAGCAGGCCCAGGCGAGCCAGCAGGCCCAGGCGAGCCAGCAGGCCCAGGCGAGCCAGCAGGCCCAGGTACTCCAGGTGGTCCTGGTGGACCCTGTATCTCAGTACAGCCGGTGCAATCGGCAGCCACCTGTGGAGCCAGACCAAGCGTCAGGACAACAGCTAGCAACCCTATATGCCAGTATTTCATTACTTTACCACACTTCATCCACGGTCACTGTGAATGGAATCGTGCCTGTACAGCCTACTGCGCCTACATTTGATCGGACAGTATAAAGATGATGCACACTGTCACTACTAAGTGCATAGTGATTTTTGTTGGCCACAGTACTCGTGGCAGCACAAGTAACTCCCGCACCAGCAACATCCGCAGCAGCACCTAAATCAAACAAATCAAAGCTCGGATAGGTCGTACAACTACCGGAGAAAGTACAGTTTATAGAGAATTGCAGGGGACCACCACGATATGCTGACGGAGTTGGTAAAAATGGTGGGAACACATTAAACTGATTTCCAGCTACTGCCACCGGAAATGTAGTAGTGATAAAATGTTCAGCCGGTGGCGACATCGGCAAATAATTAACTAAACCGGCTCCAGTATAGTTCCAATTTCCAGCAGTCGGCGCATCGCCACCACCCCGTGCAAAATTAACCAATGAATTAAATTGCGAATTAACATCTACGACATTGGCCTCGATGCATGATGTGCCTTGACACTCTTGTCCCTCACTAATATCATCGGTCTGCACAAATCCACCATTTAATACCTTCCAGACCGTTGCCGTAGTACCCGTACCGGTGCCGAAATTGCCGTCTATTCTAATGTAAGAGCTACTAATGCTGGCGCTGTCATATCCTGTGTTACCGTTAATCTGAATACCAATTTGGCTATTACCAGTATTAAACCATTCCTTAATATAGCCATGAGCAAACGACGGACTACCGCCCGTATCGGCCACCAAACTAATTCCTATGCCATTATTCCAGAGCATCCCTTCAAGATCATAGCGTTCGGTCCATTCACCAGTGATGGAGTTTTCTAAAAGGATGCCCGCTCCGCCAAACCGTGCAATAGTTACATTGGAGACTCGGCTATTCTCGGTGCCGCCAAAGTGATAGCCGTTCGCCGCCGGACCACCAAAATTACCTTCGAGATTAAAATCCCGTAATTGACAGCCCGGTGAATTTTGATAGGAAATATTCGTTACAAACTGGTTAATCGCATCACCGTTGCCAGTATAATAGAGTGTCGTATTATTGACCCCTATAGCAGTAGCACCAGATGAACCAGCCCCTTCAATAATATAGGACATAAAATTCGTGATTGGACATTGAATAGTAGTGGTATAAGAGTAGGTTCCTGCTGGAATCTCGACCTTGCCACCATTCGGCATAGTAGCCATGCAGCTGTTGACCTGCGCCCCTAAATCGGCTCCAGCCTGCGTTAGAGGATTGCAGATACCGTTGACACTGACTTTATTGAGCGGCCCAGTAATATGACTACCATTAGTCACCGTGGGGTTCGGGTACATCCCGCTGAGGTCGCCACTGGCCGGACTGTTAGGGGCGCACGTCCCACCCGAAGTACAGGTGGCTGAGCAGATGGCACATGTCGCCAGAGAAATTAGAATAAGCAGAAATATGGTGCGCATTGGTTCCTCGGTTATCCACAAATACAATTCACGATTATGCTCATGGCGTGCATATCGGTCTGCGCCAGAATTGTCAGTGAACCCGCCGTCAGGGGCTCGACGATTAGTTGTTGCCAAGGATTTCCCGGAGTGTAATACGGGGTCTCTGTGCAATGGGGCGTAGTGCTTCCTGGGCATTGGGCCTGTGGTGCGGTACCCAGCGTAATCGGACAAGCGGTGGTCGGATTCGTCGAGCCCATAACTACATTGAATGAGGCGGTGGTTCCCCCAATCGACCCACCCACGCCGCAATGGGTACCATCCGCAAAGGTCGCCGTCGGGGTTATATTAGCCGCCCCATTCGGATGTAATGAAACGGTTCCGCCATTGTTGATTGCATAGCCATTCGCCAGCAGATTTCCAGAATAGGCGTTAGCGAAATTCCCTGCGTCGGTCGCCGGAGTACTGATATAAGAATTGTTAATATCGTTAAAAATGTTACTTACACCTGCGGCATAAACAATCTCTGGGTTTGGATAAGCTGCACTATATAAAATCCCATTTACCTGCGTGGCATTTAGATTTGCGGCACTCAAGAAAGGCACCGTTGGCGCTACCCCAGAGGCCGTATCAATATTACTGATGTTCGATTCCTGTAAGGAACCTAACAGTTTCATAAAACCATTATTGGCGTTCTGCGGCTCTAAATTGACACTTTGGATGTTGGCCTGGGTTAAGGCGCTGCTTGAACCACTATCGGCGATAAAGTTATCACCCGAAGCATTCATGCGAGCAAATCCACCATGAATCACTAACTGAATCACCGAACCATCAATGGTAATGGCGTTGGTGCCATTAGAGGAAAACTGCTGTTTACCACCAATAAAATTAAGCACAGTTTCAGAATATACTACTGGGTTAATTGCGCCTCGATAAGGTGAACGAAATCCTGGTGTATTAATTGATGAAATGTAAATAGCTTTTGCTGGATCGGCGTTCCAGTTAAACACATCGTCAATAAAGCTGTCTTGCTCGGTATTGAACAGAACGACATCATAAGCCCCCCAAGCCTGAAACGTTACGTCCTCTAATTTATTTTCAATCGAAAACTGACCTGGCCCTGTACCGTTACGTGCCAGCAAAACATTCGCCCCACCTGCCGCTGCTGGTGCACCACCATAGAGACCTGATTTAAAGTTCATCCTCTGAATGGTCATGAATCCGTTGCCGGTGAAATCATGGCACACGGTCGGTGCACCGGCATTCGCATTGGTCGGCGACACACAGTTCAATGATGAGCCACCATATTGTCCAAGTGCAGTTCCACCAGTAATGACTGATCCACCATCACCATATATCGATAGATTAGAGACCTGTGTAAAATCCAATCCTCGATGCAAATACTGACCTGTCGGCAGATACAGGGTTGGCATCAAGGGCTGGTTACGAGCTGCATTGATCCAATTCTGCAAAGACGATGAATTGTCGTAACCTACGGTATAGGATTTAGCTGTCACAGCAGTCCCACATGCTGGGGCCACCGTTAGGCTGGTCGGACTGACCAAAGCCGAGACTGTCCCGATATATGGACCGCCGGAAGCTCCTGCACCATCAATTGCTACAAGATCACCAACTAATGCTGTGGTAAAAGCTCCTGACGCAGAAGTAAAAACTGTCCCTGTGCAGGCACCATCTGGAGGACCAGATACACGAGTGCCGTCACCAGAAAAGATATTGTCACCCTTCGCTCCATAGGTCTGCGCATTGAGAACGCCATTAACGTTGACCTGGCTAATCTGATCCGAACCATCCGTATGCCCACCTGTAATCCCGACTGGTCCAAGATAGCCCGTCAGGTTGTTGCTGATATTGCCACAGTTCCACGTACCGGCAAGCCGAGTAGCCCATGCTCCAGTACCGCCAGGACCACAGATCGCAGAGATACAGCAATCGCTGCACCACACGCCAGTACCATCAAGTTGTGGTGTGGCCGAAGTAGTGAGATTAGCAAATGTGGTTCCAGTCGAAGTGTAGGAATAGTTATTCTGCTTGGTCTCCGCCCCAGCCCAGGCCAGCACTGGCAACAATAGAAACAACAATAATAGCCGCTTGATCATAGGCTTATCGCTCCCCACGCATTCCAGGTGCCAGAAACCGCGCACCAGACCCAACCAAAATTACCGCCAGGTATTGCCGGTATTTGTAACATCCATTGACCATCAGCAGTTCCAGGAGATCCGGGTCTACCGCTAACCACACCAAGAAATCCGTGTAGACTTATATCCTGAATCTCCAGAGTCAGCTTATCTAAAGCGTGTTCGTGCTTCATCGCCGGGAACTTGTCGCCGTCGATGTACTGAATCTGTTGAGTTTCCTGGGTGCTCCGAGTCATTAGCAGATTGCCAGGGGCCAGCGGAGATGATAGCACGCCCAGCCCTAGAGTGGTTAGAGTCGCTCCGGTGGGATATGCTCCGAACGTATCCGCCGTCCCAGTCAACGAATAATCGCTGTTCAACACTAGAACTGATCCACTGCCGCTACTGGGGGTGTACGAAACATCCATATCCGAAAACTGAAACAGATAATACGGATATGCAAAGGCCGTGGTCACCCCGTTAGTGGCATAGGATATAGTGTTCTGGGTTCCTGTAACAGCCATTATGGCGCTCCTATGGGCGGACCGTACATTTCAGTTCTCTTCTGTTGTAGTCGTTCTAAAACCCGCTCCCCAAGATCCGGATTTTCCTTCACTAATGCCACCCGAGCCGCGTTGGTAAATTTATTATCGACCTTTTGCATCATCGAGGTACGCCAATAGTCATTATGGGCCGCATATTCCGGCGAATGCATAAAATTCAGCATGTAATCGTGTTTATTCATGCCATTAATCTGGACCTCATGGCCCTGAATTTCTGCCATTCGGTTCTTGAGTCGCGCATTCTCGATCGGATCGGTGGGGTGATAAGGCACTCCGACATGCGGGTCGTCAGGATCGGCGCGGATCCCAGTATGTCCTGCATTACCTATAAAGAAATCGGCTGTAGGGTCGAGGTTCACTCCGAGCCGTCCCAACTCCGCATCTACTTCATCCGGATCACGCATTGGGGTCTGATGAAACGGACTGAACACATAGGCGTAAGCCTCTAGCGGATTAGGCGGTATCTCTTCCGACTCGTAGCTGGGCGGGACGTACTGGGGATAGCCCCAATGGTTTAGCTTCAAGGGAATATCTGCGTGGTGTCCGGGCCAATCGAGGCGCAGCCGCTGAACCCAAGTGGTGGCTTCTCTTAATGCTGGATCCAGAGCGTGAGATATCTGCGATACGATCGCAGGCCGGATCGGCATCGAGGCCGCATCCTCCAGATATTTCACCCCTTCATTGTAGTTACCCTGACTCATGCTAGCCAAGGCATGAAATATATTGGGGAACTGATGCATCAAGGGCGCTTGATCCAACACCTGAGAAAAAGCCATCATGGCGTGTTGCCAGTAAGCCCCTTTATTGGCTAGAGAAGACACCGCATGGGCCTCGGCCATATCGGCTGCGAACCCTATGACAGGTCTCATAGGACCCATGGCTTCGTAGCTCCAATAATGGTCGCCAAACCCTATCGAGTTGTTAGGGATGTTTCTCTCCTCTCGTAATTTTCTTTGATCCGGCGTTAAGGATAAACCGCTACCAGTAAGATTCAAGTTACCCGCATGTTCATACAGTGCCAACATTATGGCAGCACCGGCCAACCCTTTGCCCGCCGCCAAGGTAATTGCTGGCGTACTTTGAAGTCCGCTCTCACCCCAATAACCCGCCGACTTGGGCATTATAAAGCCTATCGGAGTATTAAGAAAAGCCTCTTTCATCATGTTAAACGGAGTAGAGATGAACATTCCCCCCATTAATCTGCCGAAATGTACCTCCGGAGAATACCTAGTAGCAGGAATAGTGAGGTAATTAGCGCCCTTCTGGATCGCTGCTGCAGTTTTATTGTAATTAGTAAAGGTAAACTGATAGGCCTCATCACTCGCCGCCTTTACCAAATCATCCGGCATATCATTAACCAACTCCTCAGCTCGCCCCTTAGCAAATTTCCACCGCTCCGCTCCCCAGAGTCCCTGGGTATTGGCTTCTTCCAGTGCTTTAGATAGCGCGGCGGTCCGCACCGCAGCCCGGAAGGCAAAGGTCTTAGCAAATTGATCCTCGGCTAGAATCACCCTCGGACCAGCATTTAAGGCCATCCCGGCCACCCGTTTAATTTGGCCAGTTACTCCGGAAGAATACACCGAGGCCAAATACTGAATGGCCTCGCCAGGGTTGGTCTCGGCAAAATCATCGAATAGCGTGGTGCTGGTGTTCGGTTCTCCTCTCATCATTCCGAGATTTATCTCGGCTTGTTTCCCACCGTAGGCCAGGGTGCTACCGGCATATTTGATGGCATCGATAGGCGCTTCCATTGCACCTTTGGCCGAGGCCGCCCACATCTGAAATGCGTCTTGCGGGTGCGCACTAAACGCCCGCGCCACCCCCTTCATGGCATTCTGATAACTCAGCCAAGTCACATCGGTAACCGCCTTGGCCGCCCAGAGCTTGGGGTTCCAAAGCGCAGCCGCTACTGCTATATTGGCCGGATCCAGAGTCTTCTGCCAACCCATGATGGCGCGGGTTTTACCGGCACGCTCGGCTGCCGAACCCTTAAGTGCACCTACCTGCTGCAAAATGTCCGAGCTCTTAGAGGTCGCCTCGGCCACCGACTGCGCTATGTCCGAGGTAGACTCGCCGGTAGCCGTTTGCAGGTGGGCCAATTTAGCCACTTCATGTTGAAACAGATCCCCCGCCGTGCCGACTCGCTCCAGATCATTATTCGCAGCGGCGTCTAGATGCTCACCTGCCAGCTTTTGGATATTATCTATACTCTGCGCCGAGGCTTGGTTATAGGCGGTGGCTTGTTCGTTGGTAATCGGGGCGTTACGGTTACGCTTTATCGCCAGATTAACCGTGTCCTCATTTTGCGCCAGCCCCAGGCGTTTAGCCATCGCGCCCCGATTTGCGATCATCTCTTTTTGCGCTGCGGCTACCTTTTGCTCCTTCGTGAGCTTCGGTGCCTCCGCAGCAGTCTTGGTCGGTGCGGCTTTTCCTTCCTCTGGCGGCGGCTCGCCGGTAGTTGTTACAGTTTTTTCACCATTAATGTCCGTAACCGTTCGGGATGAAACGGCGGACCGTCCTTCAGGCCGATACTTGGTGCTGGTGGCTATTTGCTCCGGACTAACTAGATCTCGACCCTCCGCAGTTGCCCCAAATAGCGGCTTCTGATGATCCGGTAATACGTCATGAAACTGTTCCATTTTATCCGTATCGCCAGCCGCCATTGCAGCGCGATAAGCCGGAATGGCCCAAGCTCCCAAGGATTCCTTGAGCGCGTCCATCTGTTCTTCGGAAAGCTCCTGGGTACTGAACGAGCCACGCTCCGCTTTAGTTAGCGCAGCCATAAAGCGACCCCTGGCGTCGCGTGGGCGGCCCGCAGGTTTTGCCGGTGGCTCCTCTGGTGGGGCCTCGGCTGTCGGCGGCTTCTCGGGCTCATACGAGGGCTGGGTGCTCAGTCCTTCTGCCAAAGGGCGCTCCGGTGCTTGCGGAATGCCGTGCTGAAATTCCGGTCCCTGAGGCAAGTTCTCTTCCCGGAGCGCTGCGATCTTGGCGTCTCGGACCTTAGACTCGGGCGTGACTAGATGCTCCGACAGATCTATTCCGGTATAGGGGTCGATTGCCGGAGGCGGTTTGAGCCCCACCGGGTCGGTATAGGTGTGTTGGGTATCCCCCACCGCTGCAGCCACTTCCGGGTGTTCATCGGACGCTGCCTTGATCCAGCTCGACCCGCCCGCCTCCATAGTCGCTGCAGCTGGGACCCCGGTAACCAGCCCTCCTATTAGATTAGCCGCTAAATCCGTAGCCGGTCCGGCATTAGGGCTGATTTTATGGGCTATCGAAACACCTTCTTCGCCGCCGAGCCCCGATATCCTATAGATCATGGCCGATTTGGCCACCTCAGCAGCAAAGGCACCAGCCCCCACCGTGGTGCCGTAAGTAACTGCTGCGGCTGGGCCCATGCCGATCATCGCGAGCGTCGTCGCAACATTCGCTATATACTGCGCCACCTTAGCCTGTTTGGGCGCGGCCTGGGCCTCTTCCTCAGCCGCAGTGCCGACTCCGGCCATAGTTTTCTGTTGTTCTTTAAGCTCGCCACCAATCGCCGCGTAGATCGACGGCATGTTAGCTGGATCAACCCCCGCCTCGGCTAGCATTTGCTGTTGCTGTTCTGGCGGCAATTGTTTAAATTGTCCGAGCTTCTCGGCCAGCTGTTGAGTACGCCGCATCTTGTCCATATAGGCAGTGTCAGCGCCGTAATTGGTCATGGTGGCTTGGTCGCCAGCCTGGGTCCCAATCGGTGGCGCGCTAGTGAATACGGTGGGGGCCTCGCCCGATACCGGTGCTGCCATCCCACCCGCAAAAAAGCCGCCACCTTGATTCGGAGGAGCAGAAATTGGTGCGCGTCCCACCGGCCCATCGGAGATTTCAGGTGGCACCACCGGAACGGGTGGTACAGGCGCGGCACCCGGACCCTCCGTCGATGGCCCTGCAGCCCCAGGCGCCATGAACGCCGGAGGCGGCGCAGCACTGGCCGGTTCCACAGGCGGAGGTGCGTTCGGGATACTCCCGATCGGCCCTGCTGGGCTATCTTGTACAGGAACCCCTGCTGGTATATTATCGGCCATTACTTCACGTCAAACAGTTTTTGCAATTTCTTCAAATCGTCCGCAGTCGTGCTCGTTTTCTTAACCGGAGGAATAGTGCTCCGATACCATCGGTCTCCGACCTGAGACAGTTCTTGATTATCATGCGACCCATTAACTTCGGAAGCAGCCAAGCCCTTCTCGTTATTCATCTTTATCCTATCATCAGGATTTATAGCTGTCCAAGGATACTTAGCCTCGATGCGCGCATTAATGTTCGTGAGCATCGTTTTCTTAGCTTCCCCAAATGTGGTCGTAGAATTCTCCCTCATGGCATTTGCCATGCTGGTAACCTTCTCTCGACCAGGACCCCTTAGATTCGGGTCGGATCCGTGGGTCGCCATAAACATGTTTATTTGCTCAGGACTCATCTCCGGATGATCGATTAAATACTGACTCAGCGAATCGGCCAAACCATAATTAGCGGGCGGTTGCCCCGAAACCGTCTGCCAACCTTTACTCGACAATTTGCCGAATCTATAAAGCTCCCAAGCCTGCGCCAAATTCAATTTGCCCTGCAGCGCTAGCTCATCGTTAGCATTCTGTATTGCCTGAAATTCCCGACTAGCCGTATGGTCCTTGCGCTCCATTATACCGCCCGCTCTCCACTGAATTAGAGACAAATCCTGCGGTTTGAGATGAGCCTGCTCTGGGGTCATGTTCATTACGGCTATAGGATCCTCGTCTGCGGCCTTACTAACCATCGCAAACTGCATATCGTAAACCATTTTATCGTTGTACTTATTGGCGGTACCTTGACCGATAAAGCCCTTTTGCATTACGCTATTCACACTGTCTTGATAGCCCTGCAAAATTCCTGGGACCTGATTAGCCTGGGCCGACGTAGCGGCTACGATGGTCTTATCGTGCAGGGCATCGAGATTATCCCTAGCGTTCGTAACCCCCAGTGCTTGGCTTTCTAGATCCGAGCGCTTCATGTCCTCCGCCCGACGGAGCGCCAGCTGCGGGGCGAGTTCCGGACCCGCCGCCGCGTACTGCTTAGCCAGCTTACTGCTTAAATCCGTCAGGGCTTGAGTTCTAATTTGATTTAGCTGATCGGGATCTTGAATGCTCCGAGTATCGTGGAAAATCTGCGACGAGCCCGTGATGTAATCGGCGTCCGCCGCATGGAAATTAATGTTGCGGTTCATCTCCTGGGCTTGGCGGCCCATCTCATACGCCTGATCCTGTATATCGCCAGCGGTCTTAGCTACGGTGCTGCCCACGTCTCCGGCAGAGACGCTGACCACCCCCGGAAGAGATATTCCGGAAGTAGGCTGTATTTGCGGTAGTTCGGGCATTTAACCGTTACCGCTCCCCGACGCGGAAGAACCACCCAGAGAACCTCCCGAAGAAGAAGAAGAAGAAGAAGTAGAACCTCCTTTATACAACCTATAGCCCTTGGTAAACCCCTCCAGCAGCGAGCCTCCGGCCCCTAAGAATCCGGCGGTTTCGGCCTGTTGCCCCTTATACCTAGAAACGTCCGCCGCATATAGATCTCGCGTCGCCGCCATCCGCCCGCTGTACATAGTGTACATGTCGTTGATTTTCTGTTCCTCGGCCGAACGCGTAGCAACTAGTCCGGGCGAGCCCTGACTGGTGACTCCTGCGGCACCAGTATTGGCGTTGATCTTAGCCAGGGTCTGCACCGCCTCATAATCGTCCGAAGATATCTTAGCCCCCGCCTGCTGCATTTCTAGCTGCGCCTGTTGCTGCTGCTGATATGCCTCGGCGTCTGCCGCGCCCTTCTGGGCCATGCCCTGCGCGATCGAGCCAAATGCGCTGACCGCAGTGGTGGCGGCTATCAGAGCCATTTCTATTCCCACGAGAAATGCCTCCGATAGATATGGTACTTGGGTTTATCGTGGGCCGTCCAGAAACTGTAACCTAGCCAGCGCAACCAGCGCAGCGTCTTAGGAAAGCGTATATCTACGATCACCTGCAGCCAGTCTAGACGATAATCTTTGGCTATCGTCAGCATGAAATCTTTGACTAGGCGCGCGATCATAATATGCCGGTCTATCCAGGAGCTCGCGAACAGCCACGCGTCACCCCCGTGATCGCCTCTAATATAAACGCCGCCACAAAGAACAACGCTAGCGCCGTCTTTAATCGTAAAAGCCGGACCCTGTAGGATATAGCTCTCCGGATCTTCAATCTCTTTCAATGCCTCCAGCTCTACTTCACGCGGAGCTACCAGCCGCCAGTCCCCGGCTTTGTATGGCTCGATAATAGCCATCAATTTTCGCCAATAGTGACGTCCCCAAACACCGATATTAACGTACAGGGCAGCGGTAAGTCCTGCATGACGGTCCAGATCCCCTGCCGGTCATTCTTAAGATTACTCACCGCCGTATCTAAAGTCTGAACAGGTAGGGCCTGAGTCATGGGGTCGGTGCCCCTAAAAGCGATCCGCTGCCCGTTAATCACCACATTAACCGTGTTCTGCAGCTTGGCCCAGAGCTTGACGTAGCGCTTCAAATAACCCTGAGAATTCATGCCGCCCTTAATCTCCAGGTTAAGGGAGCTGAGTTGCGAGACATAATTCAGGCCCACCTCGACCACCTGCGAGGGACTCGGTAGCGTGATCGTGCCGGAAGTAGGCACCGTCACATAGCCCAGGAACGCGCCGTCGCCGATGACCGCTACCGACCGTCCGGCTAGATAAGCCAGCCCGCTAACCGCCGAATGCACCGACCCCAGATCCGTTCTAGTCGAGGCGTCGGTATTAACCGTCCAGTCCGCCTTCTCGATAAAATAACCCAGCTCGTTGCGGTTAGTCACCATCCAAATGTCGTCGTTAATACTCGCCGGAACCCCCGCAATGCCTCCGCTGGTCACTGCCGGCATTATGCCGATGCTCACGACCTTATCCGGCAGCGGGGTAGCTTGTCTAGACCAGCCCCAGACGTCATCGTCCTTCTTATAGGTCATGGCTAACAATTCGCCGTCGTTGCACGTGACCCACGCCAGGCGGTCGGGGTTCTGCTGGTATTTCAGCTCTTTAAAACCCGACGTATTCAAGATCCCCGCGTAAAGGTTCATTTCTCTACTAGCAAATACGCTACTGTAGATACTGAACGAAAACTCCAGCACCCTGGTCAAATTGTGCTGAATATACAGCAACTGACTCTCTACCTGCACCGGCTGAATTCTACTCGAGCCGTATAAGGACTGCACCAACGTGTTGATGTTACTGGGCGTTATGACCGAAGTGTTACCGCCCACGCCGCCGCCAGAGCCGATCGCCCATTCTCCTGCCACGTTACCCGTGACCAGCTGACCCTGATACGGGGCCATCCACAACATAGTATCGAACAGCCCGCTATCTTCGGTGAACTCTACCCCGTCATCATCTAAAGTACCCTTAGCAAAATTCTCGTAATCTCCCACCACACTGCCAAATGCGGTCGTCGCTAATAGCGTGGCCCCTCCTACCCAAAACCTGCCGCCAAAAAACGCGCAGCAACGCGGATAACCGTTAGTAGCAGAAAAGGCCCCGTCTTCAATCGACCAGGCCCCACCAGAAATGGGCATCGCCCGAATGGCCCCAGTCGAGCCGGTATAGGTCTCATTGATCGCCGAGTACAACTGCACACTTACCTCGGAGGAGGTGATCACCTGAATTATCTTCATCACCGCCCCGCCAGCGACTATATAGCGGCCCACATCCGCAGAGCGGAAGCTGTCTACCTGGGCCGGTGCGGTGGCACTTTCGACCGGGAACTGTACAAAAGTATACGCGGTTTGGACCCCTCCGATCCCTAGCTTAGTGCTAGAATTCCAGCCACTGGTATTGATGTTTCCTAAAGAAAAATAAGACTGCGGCGAACCGTATAAAAACCACTGCGCCGCATTGATCGCAGCCGTAGAAACGAACGGGTCGCTAATGTCCACGGTAATCTGATTATACAGCGTGGAGGTGGTGACGCCATCCACGGCAGTACCGCCGCCGACCGCGGTGATGTAGCCTCGGCCCTGGCCCGAAAGCACCGCCTTACCCACATCTCCGGCTATGAAAATCGGGGCGGAAGCGGTAAAAGTCACGCCGTTCCCAGCTACCGCTCCTGGGGTCAACGAAATACTCCCACCAGCAATATTGGTCTTAAACTGATTAGTGGCCGGAGAGTGAAATGCCGGCTGCGTTAGCGTCCACGCAAAATCCGTAGTCCGATTAAGCCGCATGATCGGATGATTAGGATGAACGATATACATCACATCGTTTTGTTGTGAAAACTTAATGTCCCATAAGTCATCCGTAGAAGTATCGTACGGCGTAGCGATCTCGAGCGGCCCACCACCAAACTGAATTTGTCCTGCAGGCGTATAAAACCTCAGGCGCTTATTCCCGAACTCTAGAAGATACGGCTGGAGGGTCGACACCCGGAACTCGATGAGCCGACTCGGTCCCATCGCTGGGACGATATACTTGCGCCCAGGGCGACGGTACACCGCGCCATATATCGTAGGAATAAACCCACTACAGACCGACAGCGACGTGAAATACCGGCCCAGATCGGTGCGCCCGTACATCAACGGAGTGATCTCTCCTCCGTTAAAATTATTCTGAATGTACTTAGCCTGTCCCATTAGCCGCCGGCAAAGTCTATTCCGGTATTGCCGTAGCCCATCCGGACATCTACGATGGTGGTATCGAACAGGGAGTCCGGCAGCTGTTCGACGCCGTTAACATAGGCGGCTTCTAGCATAATGTCTTGATAATCTTTCTTAGAATTGGCGACTATTTGCTCCAGGCCGTTTTGACCAAAAGCCATGTCCATGGCCATCTTGTTGGTCAGCGCCTCGATAAACAACTCGTCGAACACCGTGGGGTCCTGAACCATCATGATGTATTCAATCCCCACCGGAATCTGGCTCGTCGTAGCGGCGGTGACCGGCCCGTTGCTGGGATCGGAGCTAGGCTGGAGCCCGAGTAGCGGACCCGGTACCGAAGTAATCGGCTGCGCGGCGGTATAGATGGTCCGACCTATAACCCGCCACACCATATCTTTAGGCGAGAACCGATGGACCCGTAGGCAGTCGTTAGGTAGCTGATAGGCAAACCCAAAATTCACCTGCCCGGTCCCCCGATCCGCCGGAGTGATGATGTCCAGGTTTAACGGCGCAGCCGCCAGCTGTGCCAGCGCCGCCCATTTACGCGCGAAGTTCCACGGGATTTTCCGTAGGAGCATGTTGCGGTTATGATAGTACAGTGCCGAGGCGGCGCGAGCGGTGTCGGTCTCGTCGTCGAAAGCGTCGATCATGCCCTGACCTAATTTGATCAGAGCCCGATTAACAATATCGATGTCGCTAGAGCTGGTGACGCCAGTGTCTATGCTCATAATGCCTCTTAATTGGTCCCCACCCGCAAGGGGGTTGCGGGCAGGGACCGCAGACGCCGACCGTGAGGGAGAACGCAGTCTACGCCTGGTTGCCTTCCACGTACACCAGCCAGCCCGAAATTACCGTGCCCGCCGCCGGGGCGGCACCGGCAAAACTGCCCTGAACGATAATACGTGCCGCACCAAACTGCGGTGGGACGTTGCCGGTGCTCAGATCGCCACGGTTATCGGTGCCTACCTGCTCTCCGGCCAGGAGCATCACATTGGTCACTACGGTAGACGCCGCCGCTATAGAAGCCGCATTGACCCAACGGGTGGCGCTATTGTTGGCGGTATTATTGGGGTCTACTTTGCCCACACTAAAGGTGGCGCCAGCACCTGCGGCCGAGGTGGTAAAAAAGATCCCGTACATCCGCGCGGTAGGCTCCAGGTAAGCCAGATCTAGCACATCACCTATGATAACACCGCCCGAAGCAGGCTGGGTGAACGAAAAGCGCCAAATCTGCTCGCCGCCTCCGGCATCCGTATTACGAATGAAGTTGGGCGAGCCCTGGAGTCCGCCCAGCGCCGGATTGCCGCGTTGAAACGTGATTTGATCGGAATAAAATTGTGCCACGCTATTTCCTCCTTACGGCTCAACGGTCGCGGCTTGAACCACCTTGACTTCTTCGATCCGTGTTGCCCCCATCACCATCTCCATATAGATCTGGGTGGTGAAGGACAGATCGGCGCGCTCCGCCATCTTAGTAATTACTTCCTCTTGCACCGCCAGACCTACTCCCGACATGCAAAAGAATAACGAGAGGCGGTCACCGGTATTGACCCCAACGGGGGCGTTAGCCGGATAGCTAATCCCGAACGTCACGCCGCCGACTAGCGGCAGCCGATTAGACATAATGAACTTAAAGCCCATCATGCTGTCGACCGCGCCCTCGACCAGCGCCTTAACGGAGTTATAATCCGCGCTAGTAATCTGAGGCTGAGACAACATCTGGGTCAGGCCGTAGGGCGAGATCACCGCGTAACGCTCCTCGTCCGGATCGACGTCGGCCAGATCAAACATCAACTTGATCCGACGTAGCCGCTGAATCGACCAGTGGCCGGTGTCGGTGGTCCCGGTCTGAAGAGAACTGTCGTTGTTAATCGGTGCATCGCCCAGGATCTGCGCCACCGGAAACGGCACCGAGGTCTGTCCGTCCGAGCCCGCCTGCGCCGTACCAAATGCGCCAGCAACGATAATATCATCCTTTAAGCGGCCAAAAGCGTTGGCCGCGTTGATCGTATAGTCGCTTTCGGGGTTAATCAGCACCTTGAGCTTATCGTCGTTATCCACGGTGTCGCCCCAATTATAGGTCGACATGCTAACCCGCCGCCGCGAATGCGGGGTGCTGATCTGGGGAGTGGGCGAGGCCCGACTAACTTTCTGCACCGCAGCGGTCGCCCCGATGCGCTCGAAATAGTAGTTCATCCCCACTATATCGGGTTGACGTCTAACGGTAGATTCGAGACGACTTCCTTTCTGTTGGGACAGAAAAGTTACATTGTCCCTATACTGCTGAACAAATGCCTGATCAATTGTTACGCTCATTGGCTTAGACTAAAGGCTTTTTCCTTCACTGCCTTTCCTCCGATTAAATTTTAACGGGAGGTTGCCCGAGCGTTTCGGACCGCCCTACACAGTGACGACTGTGAGGCGAAGAACGGTTAGCCGTGGATCGCTTCTTCTCGATTGCCCACTGGATTCACAAATAGCGCTTTACGTAACGAAAGTAAAGGCGGATTTTTAAGATAATCTACGGCTCGTTGAACCCCTTCTAGCGTGTCCCCCAACTTACCTAACGCCAAATTACATGATGTACAAAGAAGACCACGAATCTCCATAGTCTCGTGGTCGTGATCCTTATAAACCGTATTCGGCTTACGTCCTATTTCTTTCTTACAGATACCGCAGGCATAGTTCTGAAAACGCAGCAGTCTAGACATCTCTTCGTTACTGGTACGATACTTTCTCTTTAACCAACGGTCTACTTTGCCTGCCTGCCAATTAAGAACATGTTTCCTATACAGTCTGCCATACTCTCGGCTATAGGCTTTTCTCTCTTCTAGGGTCTTACCCCAGCGCGGCAACTTAACATTTTTGGGTAAGATGTAACGATTATTGATCCCAACAACACGACGAACTTCATCATGCGACAAGCCAACATGCTTTACTTCTTTCATGCCTTTAGTGTAGCTAAAGGCTAATTCTAAGTAAAGCCTACTTTTTTAATCCCTTGGTTAAAGACCCCTCCGGATACTTGCCGCCGTGCTTGGCTTCCGCGCGCTTCTCGCTCAGCATGATGGCAACCGCTTGTTTCTGACTCTTGACCTTGGGACCACCCTTAGAGCCAGAATGGAGCTTGCCGTGCTTCCATTTGTGCATCACCTGACTAGAAGGCATATTTTACCCCTGCAGCTCGACCCGTTTCTGATACAGCTTGTACATCTCGTCCACGGCGATCTTATGGCCCGGATGATTGGGGTCACGGTACGGACCTTTGGGATCGGCGCGCATCTCGGCAATCTTTTTACTGACTTCTACGATTTCTTCTTCCGTGGGCACCGTGCTCTCCTCTACATGAGTATTATCTTCACCCAGACCCTTACCCAGCTCGTTAAAGAACTCGATCAGCACCGGATTCCGGCTTTCGCCACTCGAGTCCAGCCACTTAATCAACGGGTGCTCGGTATTGTTGTTCAGGACCTTTAACATCGCACGCTGAGCTACGCCGAACTCCCGATCGTAGCCCGCACCCCACTTAGACCTCAGATCTTGTTGACCCTGATCGTAGCGGTGCTCTAGAGTTTCAAATGCGGCTTTATTTTGGTCGATATACCAATTGTAAAGGTTTTTGCCCTGCTCCGTGGTCAGGCCCAGCTTATGAAACTGTTCTCGCGCCCCTTTTTCAAAGTCTTCATTATACGGCGCACCGTCGGGCCAGCCCTCGCGGCGCATCTCATAGGCATCCGGCTTCTCGGGACGGAACTTAGAATGAAACGCCTCCCAGTCTTCGGGCTTAGCGTCTTTGCCCGGCAGCGCCACCGAGCGTCCCTGATATTTGATCAATTCCGCGTGCTTAACCGCCAGGTCTTGCGGGTCTTTGATATTGTCCCAGAATTTCTCAGTCCTCAGACTCTCGGGGACTATTTGACTGACCCAGCCCCGATCCGTCGAAGACGTCGAAGCCGGTTTCGGTGTGCTCTCCGACCCGTTGGGGCTTGATGTCAGCGTCGATGACTGTTCTGCCATGCTCTAACTCTCCCTGCTCTACTCTAGACAGAATGTCCAGGACCACGAACCGTTTGCCCTCGTTAGCAATGGTCTTAGAGACATTGCCGTCCGGCTCCAGACTAGTCCGCTCTACGTACCTATCCCTTAAATCCCAGAGCACTATTTCGCCGCCCGGACTCCCGGCCAGCGAAGCATAAGCCAGCGAGATCTGCTTCTCGCTATAGCGCCTAAGCCGCTTGGCCACCTTGCGCACCACCGCCCTGAGATCTCATAGCCGCCATTTTAGCCGCAGGCGAGCCCGGCTGCGGCGCTTGGTTCAAGGCTGTAAGCAGCGGCGCGGCCTTACTGGCTGCGCTCATGCCCTGCTCCGCCTGCTGCGGTCCCTGCTGTTGGGCCTGCTGCTGGGCCTCTTGGTCGCGATAATCCTGAGTATCCTGCTCGTCCCGCACTACCGAGGGTGGCACCCCGGTCAACATCGCCATCTGCCGGATCGCCTCGTCAAAGTTGATCACGTCGCCGGTCTTAGGGTTGATCTGCATAATGGGCTCGACGGTCGTGAGCAGCTGCTGGATCGAGGCTACGTCCGCTGCTTTCTGCGCCCGCGCCAGCGGTCCCTCGTAACGGATCTTAAGCGTGACCTTGCCCATTTGTTGCGCCGCCTGAATGGCCTGCGGAATCGGCGGAAAGATGTTATAGCGCATCCCGATGGCAAAAGTGCGGTCGATGCAGGGTTTGAGCAGCTCACTCTCTAACCGACCCAGCGCCGGTCCCATAATCCGCTGCATCAGCTCGTAACGCACTCGGACCTCCTCGGCGGTCATCTGCGGTCCCTGCTGCAGCTGCAACTGATCCGAGTAATACATCTCCCGGATGCTGGTCTTAAGCTGCTCGGACTTGAGGTTACTGACCTTGAAGTCGATCCCTAGGAGCAGCGGCTGCACCGAATCCATACTGCGCACCGTGGTGGGTGCTCCGGGCTGTAGTCGCACTGGGCCGATGGCATCTCCGGCTAAAACCTTAATAGGCGGGTCAACCACCTTAGATAATGCTTTGAGCTCGAGCTCCGTGACCTTGTTCAAAGACCGAATATCCGGCAGCGCTACATGGCTGGGACCGCGCCCGTAGGTTTCGCCGTTAACCTTGCTCCACCTAGGGCACATGAACGGGAACTCTTGATAGCCCTTATTGTTCAGAAGTACGCGTTGCTGCGCCAGGAACCAGGTCGAGTCCCATTTATTCAACAGTGGTGCGTTAGTCCCACTGGCCGGATAGACTCCCTGTATCACCACATGGGGCAAGTCCGGCCGCAACGTAGAAAGGATATTATCGTCCGCCGCATCCGGCCACTTGATGCGGATCGCCTCCGAGGTCATCGAGAAAGACCGGAAGACCGTGTTGGCGCGACCGTCCGGACCCTCGGACAGCACATAGCGGCCACACGGCACGCTCTGAAACTCCAGACCCGGGAACGAGCGGTCTACCGACATGGCCACGTCTTCGTACAGGCACGCGGTGCCGAACACCACCAGATCCAGATAAGTCTCGTGCACCTCGCTAGCAAAATTCGAGCGGTTGAACTCCCAGATCATCCGATCGGTCACTTGATGGAGCCACACCCGCACCTCGTCTACCTGGTTCAGGTCTTGATCGTCGGTCTCTAAGTAAAACCAGCGCAGATGGCTGGAGGTCAGGCTGCCGTGCATCGACGAGGCCAGCATCTCGCTAGCCCGCACCGCGGTCGAGTCGAACAGCTTCTGGGTGCGCTTAGTGCCCGGCACCCGCCGCACTTGAATCGAGTTCTTACGCGGCAACACATAGTCGGCGAGTTCCTGATACTCCGCGGACCAAATGCGCCACGGCACCAGTAGATCGTTATAACGCCGGATGTCCCGCGCTAGGCGGTCGGTGTCGCTCTGACTAAGGTTAGTGGCCACCCTAGTCGTCTACGCGGCCTTTTTCATACGGCGTGTGCGGTCCGGCCGAGCCGGTGGTGGTGCTAATCTCCGCACCGCAGGGCGCTGCCGGTACCCGCATGTTGGCGTCCGGGCCGTTAGCGTTGCCCACCTCCGCTGCCGGGTTACGTATCCCGCGCATCCCCCGCCCCGGTGCGCTCGTGTTACCGCCGCTGCGGTGTTGTCCGTCGTTGTTCATGCTATTCTCCTGCTAGGATCACGCTCTCTACCGTGATGTGGATCTGCGCCGCCTCCGGACGCACGTCGCCGCGCACGTGCACCATCACGCCGTTATAGATCGGACTTTTCCAGGGCATCTGCTCCACTAAGGCCGTGACCGCGGTGTTCAGGGCGGTGTGGGACTCCTCGGCCTGCTCCTTGAGCTGGCGCATCTTATCCTTAAAGTGCGCCAACATCTGATCTTTCTTACCCACCAGGCAAACATCGAACATTCTAAGCTCCTGTCAAGGTGTTGGCGCCGGTGGTCTGGGGTCCGGCTCCGGCCTGCCCGCTGCCCGGAGTAGATAACATCGTAGCCGCCGCCCCCATACGGCGATTAGCCGCCTGCAGCTTAGCCGTGAGCGCGGTGTTCTCTACCGGCTTCATTACCGGCAGCGGCGGCGGTTTAGGCGGTGCACCCATTAAGAATCCCATAGATTAAACTCCGTCTCAGCTATAGTCTCGTTGCGCAGCACGTCAAACTCCTTCTCGACCACTACCGCGCTGTTCGTGTAGTTGTTCAGGCGGCTCAGCGCGGTAGCGAAGTAGCGCCAAGCGTCCGCGCCGTGGCTCGACCAGTCGTGCACTGGGATATCGCGGTAGACCCGATTCTTATCGTCGTACTCGCGGTGGTAATTCTGCAGCGCCTTGAGGCCACGCGCACACTTGGTAGCGTCAAACCAGCACTTAGGTAAGACCGCGCGGGCGGCGGCGATGCCGTCGTAAATGGGCAGCTTAGGCAGCGCCCAGAAATTGATGCCTAGACGGCGCGCGGCCTCGATTCTAGAGACGCCGGTGGTATACTCCGTGACGTTGATGTCGTGCGGGGCGTAGTGCTCGGCGTAGACGTAGGGCTTGAGCCGGACCTGCCGAATGTGATAGTCCAGCGGGTAGCCTTCTTCCTCGTAGTAGTCTATGATGCGGTACTCAAAGCCCCGGACAGATTGCACGAACCAGATGGCGGTGGCATCGTGCCGGCCCAGGTCCCACACCGTGAATACCGGCAGGCTCGGATCATAGACGATCGAGCGGATCTGGTCTTTCTGATGTAGCTCGGTAATCAGGGTGCCGTAATAACTGCCGGCAAAAGTCCCAGCGAAGTCGCAATAATATTCCTGCTTGGCGGTGTCGGCGTCGATATTGCCGGAGGCGATCTCGCGCTCCACGTCCGCCAGCGTCATCACCGGTCCACCGCCCTCGCCCTCGGCGTCGCGCCACGTCTGCTCGATATTCAGCAGGTTACAGTACCAGTCCGGATTATTCTTGTTCGACTCCCACAAGTCAAAGGCGTGGTTCTTACCACGCGGCGTGAAGATAAAGCTGGCCCAGCCCTGGTTCTCCACCAATATCGGGGAGAGCAAGGCCCAGGCGGTGGGGTCCTGAATGGCGTACTCACTGAAGACTAGACCGACCGGGTTCATGCCTACCAGCTGGTCGGTGTTGTCGCTGCCCAACAGGCGGTAGATACTACCGTTAGCCAGCTCGACCTTCAACTCGGTCTCGTTCTTACCGGCCACCAGCTCCGGCGGGAAGTGCTCCATAAAGCCAAAGCCGTCCGCCCCGATGCCGTCCCAGATGATGCCCTTAGCCTGCTTGTAGGTGGGCAAGATATGCGCATATAAGCCCTTGCGCTCCATCATGCGGCAGATCGTGAAGTTGAGCCAGGTCTTGTCCTTGCCGCTACGGCGGTGCCACACACACATAAAGCGCCGGATGCCGTCCGCGTAGGCTACGAAGGCGCGGCGCTGGTAGCTGCGCGGGGAATAGTGGTGGGGCAATCGTATCAGCATCAGAGTTGGCGGTAACTGGTGATCTCGATGGTCAGCTTAGCCTCGGTGCCGGGCGGGATCCCAATTTCCATCGACTTGAGCTTAGGATACAGGTAGCTGGCCACCTCGCTATGACACCTCAGGCGCAGCTCGGGCGGAGTGGCCGGGTTAACCGCCATCTGCGCCAGCGCCACCAGCGGGTTGTACTCCTTAGTCATGGGCAGTCCGAGGTCGTCCATATAGGCGCGCAGCTCGGCCTGCAGCCGCGCGAATAGATCTTGCACGGTCTCCTGCTTGGCCGGTAACAGCGTGCCGTCGGTGCGGGTGCGTGCCATGGAGGGAGCTATACTCCGGGGTGCGCTCTAAGTAAAGCTCGGCGCTTTACCTGCGGGCGGGGGTAGGCTATAATATATATAGGAGGTAAGGGTAGATGGAAAAGGCGTTAGACGAGGAGCTACTAGAAGTATTAAACCGGTTATTAGACTCTGTGGCCCAGCGGGTCGAAGACCTGGGGGTTAGTAAGGAGCAATCGGCAGTATTTTTCCAGGCGGTTAACGACGCCGCCAATGACTGGGAGGTAGAATACGCGCGGGGCAGCGGGGCGGCCGAGTTGATGATAGTCGGCTTTAGCCTGATCACGTTGCTCAGTACCAACGTCACTAACCGCGATAAGACGCAAGACCAGTAGGAGGCAAAGATGAAGAGGGGTAACGGCCCGGAGGAGGAGAGCGTGTACATCGAATTGAGCGTACTCTACACGTTATATTTCTTACTCACCGATACGGCGGTGTACGCCGCGGTGCCCGCCCAGTACCAGGCGGACATCGATCTACTGATAGCGGCTATCGAGCCACATCTGGGATAGGGTATGAAGATCCCACGACCCATGGGACCAGCCGAGTATGAGGCGCGCCTTGGGCGGCTGGTCGAATGCTACCGGGCGCGCATGGAACAGCTCGACCAGCCGAGGCTGCGCGCCGGTAAACAGCGGTTCCCTAAAATCTGGGACGTCCTAAGGGCAATGGGCCCGCTCACCGCGCGCGAGGCCTGTATCCTGGGCGGCGCGGGCGATCTGCCGGACGGGCGCTACGGCCCGCTCCTGCACCACCTAGAAGTCAACGGCTGGGCCGCCAAACACGACCAGATCTGGCAGGTGTGGAACACCCGCGGGCATCCGGTGCGGCATCCGGTCTGGCGGTTCGTAGCCGCACCGGACGGCTCCAGGGCGCGCAAGCGCATAGCCCTCGACGAGTTCAACGCCGCCGTCGCGCGGCTCGAGCTGGGGCGCGGCACCGCGCTCTGCCTAACGCGGCGCATAGCCCACGGAGCTAAGGAGCAGAAATGGCAACATCAAGGAAAGACCCAGCGGAACCAGGAGATCGTCCGGAGGCGGTTAGCGGGGGAGAGTCTGAGCGATCTGGGCGCGGAGCACGGCATCAGCCGCGAGCGCACGCGACAGATCGTAGAGCGGGCGGTAAGAAGGTGAGTATGAAGCAACAGCTAGAGCAGATTAGAGACCGGATAGCGGTCCTGCTTAAAAAGACCCAGAGGGAAATTGCTCAGGATGAGACCAAAGAGGGAGATGAGAGCGGGGAGGAGCGGTTAGTTAAACTAGAATGCGTGGTCGCCTACCTGACGACGGCGGGGGAGGCGGTCGTGCACTGTCTGGACGAGGGGTTATAGTAGACTCCGTATAGCTGCTATGGGAAGGGGGAGGAGACTAGGGAATTTCGTGAAGGGTTCCCCGCCATTGGGCGACAGCCAATAGATCTTTAGGGGTCGGGCCTAGCTAGTTAGCTATAAAGCTACCCCCCTCCTTTGCTAGCGGGCTACATAGCTAGTTAGCTATAAACCCTGGAACATAGCTAGTTAGCTAGTTAGCCTGCCCGCTAGGCGATAACTAGCTAGTTAGCTAGGTAACTAGGCCGCTAGGCGATAACTAGCTAGTTAGCTAGGTAACTACGCCGCTAGGCCGCTATTTAATATATACGCGTATTAGCGTAACCGCTAGTTAGTAGCTAGCTAGTTAGCTAGGTAACTACGCCGCTAGCCAGCTTAATAGCTATAGAAATTATTTTAGCAGGGAGGAAAATAAACTATAGCCTTTAGGCCCCGCTATAGGTAATATACTAAGTATGGTTAATAAAAACCTAACTAAAGCAGGCGCGGCTAAAACCGCGCCTAAAACCTTAGCCCTTAACCCGGTACCGGTAGCGCCTATTACGTACCCGGTAACGGCGGTTATACGCCTAACCCCTAAGGGCGCGGCGTTTAACCCTAAGCGGCCCGGTACGGCGGCCTACGCCCTTTACGCGGCTTACGGTAAGGGCGGCCTTACGGTAGGCGCGTACCTGGCCGCCGCGGCGCGTACCGCGCGGCCTAAGGCGGGGCGGGTAGCTATAGCGTGGGACGTAGCGCGCGGCTATATAACGGTTAGCTAACTAGCTAGCTAAGCTAAGCGGTTAGGGTTAAGCGCCCTAGCCGCTTTTATTTTTTACCGTAAACTAGCTAAGTAGCTAGTTAGCCTGCTAGCTATCCTGCCAGAACATGGCCTGCGTGCGGGTTCGCAAAGGTTGGCAACATATGTTGCCACCGATGACATCGTATCTGGGGACCCCCATTGGTTGTTGTTTCAAATAATGAATGTTGTAACAAACATTGTTTGCCTCCCTATATTCCTTTACGCCAGTCAAGTAAATAGGCAAACATTGCCTGTTTTTACGACGCCATGCGGACGGGTTCGCAAGAGTTGGCGGTCTTTTAGACGAAACATTGGTTGCATTAGAGGTATCGCGCGTAAAGAGCTAAAAGCGTACCGAGCTCAAAACGCGTATTTTAATACACAACAGTCGATAAAAGAGTAGTAGTTTTTTGAATTCCGAAAACCTCGGTGGGAGTCGGTCCCATAATAGGATTAGAAATTAAATAATACAATAATACAATAATCCCAACTTTTTTCATTGTAAAAATAAAAAAATAATTTAAAATCGTATTATTGGTCTGCTGACGTCGTCAAACGCCGAGCCCACGTAAGTCCAGCGCCTACTACAGCCCGATGTATTATAATACAAAAAACTGTATTATTTTTATGGTTTTCTAAAAAGGCCAGATATGAAAGGACACCGCCACTATACCGCGCCCCTAATCCAAAGTAAACCCCCCCCCTTTAGGCATTTACTCTATTACTTCACACGGAATACCACGAAATTTTATATCGTGCTCTGATTGATCGGTGTTGAACCTCGCTGTCACAAGGAAGCCGTCGGTTCTATTAGGAAAAGAACCCGTTTGCTGTTCTATAATTCCGACGAAATCTTTCATAGCCCGTATATGTTCTAATGCCTTCGTAGGGGACCCCGCTATAAAAGTCAGCGATACTTCTTCATTCTTCTCGCCAGTAACCACCCATACTTCCATATCCTTATTCTCCATCCTTGTCCGTCTCCGGGAACATGCCCCGCCAGTCCGCGCGAGTACACCCAGTAATGAGAAACTCGCGCTCCCAAGCCAGCAGACCGGGCATCACATCTTGAATTAGCGCCCCTGCTACCCAGCGCTCGTACTGCTCCTGGGTTATATCGAGCACTACCGAGTTGGTCTCCCCAGTGATGGGCGACCGCCTGACGACCACCGTTGCCATGACCGTAACCTCCTCGGCCCGTTTTATCTCCAGCATGCAGAGTTCGTCCAGACGGGCCAGAACTGGTAAGAACACCGCTAGACCGCTATTTCCCAGCAGGCGCGACCGTAATGTAACCCCGCGCTAGGTCCCAGGCGATGGCGGCACGGCCCGCTTTGGATCTCTCCGTAGTCCCCACCGCATCCACATACTCCCGCACCGTCATGCCTTTAGCCCCCTTTTGATAGAGCTCGTACATCCGGTAGGCTACCGCCCCGCCGCGTTTGGGGTTGCCCTTAGCGCCCACCTCCGTAAGCCGGATTACATCGGTATCCGCATATTTGGCTACCCGCCGCACTGGCGCTTTCTCTGCCACCTTATCCGGTGCCTTGACCACCGGCTTAGCTATTGCCTTGCCTTTAGCCTTGACGACGTCGAGAGACATCTTCAAGCTGTCCGCTACCGTTGGGGCCTCTGCCGCCTTCTTCTGTGTCTGTGCCATTATAGCACCTCTATAGGAGCCTACCCCTTACGTGGGGTTAGGACTTATCCTTTAACTACTATAGCCTACCGGCTCGCCCAAAACTAGCCTACTTTCGCCGCTATTTTAGCCAGCTCCGTTTATGCCGAACAGCATGTTACGCAACCAGTCACGGTCGATGTTGCGGCCGAACACGCATATGGGCGTATCCGGGTACAGCCGCTCGATCACCGCCGAGTGGCCGTCCCAGAGATTGAGCTCGTTATCCTTAACGTGGGTCAGTATCCAGCACCGCCCGCCCGCGCGCACCCGGCGCACACACCAGGCGCGCTGTTCCGGTGACAGCCGATCTTTGCCCACCTTGAGCTCGATCCACACCTCTACGCCGTTATAGAGTGCGTTTACGTCGAACACGCCCTGCCCGGTGCCGCCGCTCTCGATGCGCTGCGTCTCTACCGCACCGCCCAGCGTGAACTTGAGCCAGCTCCAGAGCTGACTGTGAGTTTCGATCATTAGTCGATCTCCTGTTTCTTGCATAGGAACGCGTCGCCGACGATATAGTCCTGGGTATTTATCCAGTGCCGATACAACACCGTAGCGTGGTGATTATACGGCAGCTCCTTGCGCCGCCCGTCCTCGTCGACCACTAGCCAGCCGTCGCGCATTGCGACCAGCTCGATGTAGCCGCCGCCGATAAACGACTTGAGCTCCTCGAGTGAGTAATGGGTCCCTTGCTTGGGACGCGTTAGCACCACCGCATAGTCCGCCTTGATTATGATGCCCATGCTAGCTCCGTATAGTGTTTTGCAATACGCGTTTCATGGTGGCGCTATTGAGTCCTTCTTTGAGTAACGCCTCTACATCGCGTGGCTGGCGCATATTGCTGATCAGGATCGCCTCGGTGTTATCGGCGGCTTCTTCGTCGTAGGCCACTAGTACCACTTTGACCGTGGGCTCGGCCTCCGCCATGGTCATGACCATGCGGTGAAAGACCACGAACGCCTTATCCAGTGGCCCGCCTGGTAGCAGATTAGACTTACTCCGCTCGTCTTTTGCCATGACCTAGCTCCTGGCGATCTTGAGTTGAATCGCCTGTTCGTCGGCCCCGACCTCTACATTAATCCCGTAGACTTTGCGCCCGCGCTTATTGTGGAAGTTCAGTAATCTAGGCTGAGCGCGCAGCTGGGCCAGCGCGATAATCGCCTGGTTCTGGCTCAGATAGAAGTGATAGGTCTCGCCTATCCAGAGCCGAAACGAGGGCTGGTGTATGAACACTAGCCCGTGGTCTTTGAACGGCTCCGAGCTAGTCTCGCTGGGCCGGTCTTGCGTGGCCATCCTAGCGTATTCTAGGATGCGCTGTTGAATGTACGTTACCGTAGCCTTATCCATCTTGCACCTCCGAGTTGGGCTGAACTAGCCTATACGTAATCGGGGACACCGCGCGGTTGACCGTGACCATCTTCTTCTCTACGCACCGATTAAGCAGCGAGCGCGCGTTAGAGATGGTCACGCCGAGTGCGGCGGCGGTCTCGTTGACCGTAGTCTTAGGGTGACTCTGGATGTAATCCGTGAATTGCCTGGTCCGGGTGCCGTTGGGTGCCCGGTCCGGGTTCCACTTATGCGTGCCCGCCGGATGTGCGGCGCGCTCCGTAGGCACCTGGACCTCCGCGATCAGCGCCTCGGCGATCGAGCGGTTGACCGCATTAAACTGCTCTTTGGTCTGGAGTATCTTGCGCTCGAGTTCCTCTAGCGCGGCTTTATGCTGCGCGTGTTGCCGCATCAATTCGGCTAATTCCATCACTTTAACCTCTGCAATTTAGTTATTGCCCGTTTCCTCGGGTAGCTCCGGTAGTGCGCCCGGACCACATACGACCCTACGATATATTTGTCGTGTACCGGTCTCAGCTCCTCCCTGAGCTTGTTAATCGCCGCCGTGATCGACCCGTACTGCTGTTCTAGCTCATCCCACTTCATGACCCTTGATCCTCTCCCACCCGAAGAGTTCCGCTGCAGTCATGGCTAGCCGCTTACAGTGTGGACACTGCCACGGGAAGGCGTTATCCTGGGTTAGTTCCCGGATCGACACCTGGTTGACGAACGCTGCGAGCTCGCCCTTGAAGCCGCACTCGCTGCAGGCTGGGGATTGTTGTTTCTTCAAGCCTTTTTCTCCTTATCCCATTTAATCATCGCCGCGATCCGGGCCGGGATGACCCGCGTATCGTTGCACGTGTTACAACACCGCGCGTTAACATCGTCCAACACCGGCTGCGGGTTGTTCCCGATTCCGACCAGGTTAAGCCCGCAAAGCGAGCACTTCCGTACTTTCATTCCTTCCTAACCTCCTACTTCCTCAGCGTTACCGCTGTTTTGGACCAGTTACGTTTAAGACACCTGCCGTTCTGGTCGTGTTCGTGAAAGCGTCTCATCTCGCCCAGCTCTTTCCAGCACTGGGGTTTAACTACCCGTCGCGCTTCTTTCTTGCGCTCCTCCGCTGCCGCCACCGCCGCTCTAACTTCTACCGGTATCTTCATTCTCATGCTCCCTTCTACCTAACCTACCTATACCTAATATACTACCCCCGCTTCCGCAAGTAAAGCCCCGATTTACGCCAATGTTATCCATGTTTAGCTGTTTAACGCCATGGTTAATTTAACCGCTTTACTTTGAAAGGCGGACGTAGTAAATTCGTAACGGTTTAGAAATATAAGGGAGAGCTATGGAAGACGCGGATCTAAATCGGATACGGCAGGCGGTGTTCCAACTCATCAACATTCAGTCGGCGGAGGAAAAAGCTATCGACGCATTGACTAAGATTACGCAGGAGTTGCATAAGCTCGAGTTCGAGATCATACCGGAGCTGATGCACGAACTAGGGGTGCAGAAGATCGTACTGGACGACAGCATTAACCTGGAGGTCAAGCCGTTCTACCGCGCGGCGATCCCCGTAGAGCGGCGCAACGAGGCGTTTGACTGGCTGCGCGCTAACGGCTTTGGGGATCTGATTAAGCGCGAAATCAGCGTAAAGTTCCCGCGCGGGCAGGATGACGCGGCTACCGCCCTGATCCGTGCCATCGTGGAGCAGGGCTGGGCCTACCAGGATAGCGAGCAGGTTAACAAGTCTACGCTAGGCGCTTGGCTGCGCGAGCAGTTCGAGCGCGGCAACGCTAACCTGCCGTTAGAGAAATTGGGCGGGTTCATCGGTGAACGGTGTGTTCTAAAAATCAAGGGAGAATAAAATGAGTGCCACCAACCGAGGGCTAGAGAGAATGCCCTTAGATGATTATCCAACACCGGATTGGCTAATCAACGCGATAGTGCCGCTGCTAGAGACACTCGCTCCTCAGACTATCTTGGAGCCAGCCTGTGGCAGTGACCAAGCCATCGTTAAGATATTGAAGAGAGCTTTTCCCAAGGCCGAAGTAGTGGCATCGGATATCGTGCCTCCGTGGAATTGTGATTTCTTAACCATGGAGCCTGACCCAATATTCGATGTGATAATCAGTAACCCGCCATTCTATGTTTCCGAACAGTTCATACGCCATGCAATGGGGTTTCGGAGAAATAGGGAGCGCTCTAGTGTCATAATGCTTAATCGGATAAATTTCTTGGGCAGTAAAGCCCGAGCCAAGTGGCTAAGAGAGTGGCCGCCTTCCATATACGTCACTCCCCGTAGGCCATCTTTTGGTCTCAACAAGCACGGTAAGCCAGGAACCGACGCAACGGAGTTTGCTTGGATGTGTTGGAACGACCAACCGTCCTCGGTGAATATTTTAGACACAGAGGGAGAATAAAATGAAGGAGAATAAGATGAAAGAGCTCGTGAAGAAAGTATCGCATCTACCCAGCACCCTGAGTCTGTTCAAAGAACACGCGGGTGGCGGTATGGAGAACATGACCACCGCCGATCTGGCTATTCCGTTCCTGAATATCCTGCAGACGAATAGCCCGCAGCTGTCCCGTGCCGAGTCTAACTACGTCAAAGGCGCGGTGGCGGGGCAAATCTTCAATTCGGTGTCTACCAAAGTCTGTGACAAAATGCGCGTCATCCCGTGCGCTTTTCAGCATAAGGTCGTAGAGTGGCGTCCGCGCGGGACCGGTGGTGGGCTGGTGGCGCAGTACGAGCGCGAGCAACAACCCGAGGATGTCGAGCTTAACGAAAAGGGCCAGATGCAGCGCGCTAACGGTAACGTGCTGTTACCTACCGCCTACCACCG